CTAAGCATTTTTATTTATATTAATATTTTCATTTTTTTTATCGAATAAATTGTTTAGCATATCTGTAGCTTTATCATCTGCAGATTTCAATCCATGAACATATATATTCATTGTTGTAGAAGTTTGAGCATGGCCCAACCTTGCTGATACTGTTCTGATATCTGTATTGTTGCTAATTAATAGTGTAGCTGATGTATGTCTTAGCTTATGGAAACTCAATTCAGGTAATAGATACTTATTTCTATCTTCATCTGATATAGCTTCATCATTTAATATTCCATCATTATACCTTCTTATTACTTCTAATAACCACTTAGTAAGCCTATTATAGGACATTCCTTCACCATTCCATTGAGTTAATAGCCAAGGTTCTTTCTCCCATTCTAGGGTCCATAGAGTACCACAGGTTGCTTTTTCTCCATTCTGCCATAGCTTATACTCTTTTAGAAGCCTTATGAGCATATCTGGTATACCTACTACCCTTATGGAGCTATTGTTCTTAGGAACCTTTGTAATCATTCCTTGACCTACTATATAGCTTCTAGACTTGTTTACACTTAAAGTTCTATTTTCAAAGTCAATATCATTCCAAGTCAAGCCAAGTATTTCTCCATTTCTTAAACCGCAGAATAAAGCAATATTAAAAGCTACTTGATATTTAAGAGCTTCATCTTTAATTATTTCTAATAGGGTAGTAACTTGATCCTCGTTAAAACTTTCTATTTTAGCATTACTAAATTCTTTTTTATTATTAATGTTCTTAGGGACTTTAACCCTTTTACAAGGATTATCAGGAAGTATCTGCCAGTACACAGCTTGTTGGAGCATGGAGCTTAATATCTGCCATTGGTACTTAATAGTCCTATCAGAATAACCACCTGGTCTACCATCTTTCCTAATACCATCTTCCATTAGATTATTTAAAAAAGATAGTATTCGTACTGGGGTTAACTTATCTAGTTTTATATGGCCTAGAGCAGGCAATATCTTACCGTTTAATTCACTTTTATAAGATTCTAATGTCTTAGGTTGTAGTTGAGCTTCTCCATATTCCTTAAGCCATCTATCAGAATATTCCTCTAGAGTAGAGCTGGAATCTATATGAAGGCCTCTTAATACTTCCGTTTCAAATTTTAATGCTAGTCTATTAATTTCTTTTTCCCATTTCTTATCGGTCATATCGTCAGGTCTTTTAAATGACTTTCTCCTTAGTATCTTCTTACCGGCAGAATCATAGCCATCTGATACCGATACCCTATAGCTATTACCTCTTTTTTCTATGGTAGCCACTGGTTAATCCTCCTTTTGTATTTATGGCTCATCAACAATATTTATTTCTTCGAGAGTTGACTTGTGTTTATCATCATTAAGTTTATTATAAGACCTATCAACTGTGAATTTAACATAGTCCATAACGGTGTCATGCATATCAATTAACTCATCTTTATTTATAATTATTTCATCATCATATGAGGAAAAGAAATATTTATCACCATAGTCCGATAAATCATAACCTACCTTACTCAATAATATTTTAAAGTCACTAAGCATTTTTTCTATAGCATCTTCCCTATGTTCCTTTGCAGTTTTCCCGTCCGGAGATCCTATTAATAAATCCCATCTTTCGACATCTAAAGCTTTGGCAATATCACCAATAATTTCTAATGATGGAGTAACATCATTGGCTTCATATTTTTGAACCATTCTTAAAGACTTTTCAATTAATTCAGCTAATTCAGATTGTGTTATTTTTTTTGCTTTTCTATATTTCTTAATGTTTTCACCTAATCCCATATTATCACCTTTTCTTTGTTTATTTATTATGATTATAGCACAATATGAAATAAAAGTACACATATTAAAAATAAATACTTGACATGCGAATTAAAAGAGCGTATACTATAATTAATACGAAACATAAGTGCGCATTGGAGGTGAGAAAATGAAGAGAAAATTCTTAATAATAAAGAGGATAGAAAAGAATTTGTCCCAAAAAGAATTAGCTGAACGCGTAGGGATTACCAATCAATCTGTATCTGATTACGAAAGAGGGAAGTCTAATCCCAGCTATGAAGTTATGAAAAGAATTTCAGAAGAATTAGAAGCTCCTGTAGATGAATTGTTTTTCAGTTACGAATAGTAAAAAACTATATTCACTAAAAAGAAAATTAGAAGATTCTTAAGTTATACCTAGAGAGTGTGAACATACCACTAGAAAAGGGGGTTATTTGTAATGTCAATAGATAGAACAGAGCTTAGAAAGAAACAAAAGCAAAAGAGAATAAATTCAGCTATTGAGAGAAGGTTAAATAAAAAAAAATGAATTTGGCATAAATGATCCGACACCATTTGAAGCTATTAATGGAATTATAGGGAAGCAAAAGAGGGTGAAGATATGCGAAAACGAGTAGGATTAAAAGAAGCTTCAAGAATAACAGGACTAAGTGAGTGGGAACTTAGAACTGGAGCAATTGCAGGAAAATATCCTCATTTTAGAGTAGGTGGACCAAGAGGTAGGATTATATTTGATATTGAGATATTAGAGAGTCATATAAACAATATGATACTTAATAGCATTACACAAGAAGAGCCAACGGATTATGGTGTGTTAAGGAAGGTAAAGTAATGGGGTGAAATAAATGGATAAGATTATTTTAAGTAAAGAAGATTTAAAATTAACTCATGAACTTGTTCTTATAAATAAAGTTGCAAATTATTATATGTATCCTGATAGAACTTCATGTGATGAAAAAATAATATTGAATGAAGCTATTAGAAAGAATAAAGATATCCATTATAAAGCTCTTGAATTGGTAAGAAAGAGATTCCGTAAGAAGTATAGGGGAAGAGGGGAATGACTAATGATGTACAACTTCAAAATGGATATACGAGAATAGCGAATGAAATATTAGAAGCATTGGCAAGAACTGATTTAAACGGGACACAGAGAAGAATTATTGATGTAGTAATTAGGCAAACAGATGGATACCAGAGGAAAGAGCATGAAATGTCTCTAAATTTTATATCCATTGCTACTAATATTCATAAAATGCAAATACAAAGAGAGCTTACTTCACTGATAGATAGAAAAATAATAACAGTAGTATCTGAAGCTAGTTTTAATAAATCTAGAATGATGGCACTAAATAAGAATTATAACAGTTGGCTAAATAGTGAACAGTTAACTAAAAAGTTAACAGTAAGCGAAACCGATAATCATACAGTTAGCGAAAAAGCTAATACAACAGTTAGCGAATTAGCTAACCAAATAAAGAAAAAAGAAAATACTAAAGAAATATATAGTACATTCTTTGAAGAACTTTGGAGTTTATACCCATCTAAAGTAGGGAAGGGGAAAATATCTGATACTAGGAAAAAAGAATTATATATATTAGGCGATGAATTTAAAAGGTGTATCAGTAGATATATTAATTATGTAAAAGTAGAAAGAGAAAAAGGCTTCACAGATTTAAAATATCAAAACGGAAGCACATTCTTTAATAGTGGATATGTTGATTATTTAGATGAAAATTATAAAGAGGCAGTAGTAGAGCCTTTGGATGATAGTAATTGGCGAGGAAGTGATAAGAGATTATGATTTCAAATGATGATTTAATATTAGAAATGCAGATAATAGGAAGTCTAATAATAGATAAATCAGCCATAGATTTACTTCCAAGACTAAAGGAAGATGATTTTCTAGATGCTACCAATAGAAAAGTAATAAAGGCTATGCATGATCTAACAGCTGCCAAACAAGACATTGATTTATTTACAGTTCACAAAAGGACAAGTATTCCAATATCAACTATAGCGAATATAACAGATATTATTGCCAGTACAGCAAATGTAGAAAGTAACATAAAGGTCCTAAAAGATAAGTCTAATCGAAGAAAATTAATTAATAAGGCAAATAAAATAATACAGATGGCTAAAGACAATACATTAGATATGGATACTATAAAAAACAATGCTATGAGAGAAATAGAAGAGTTAGAGGATACAATAGATGATGAAGTGGTCACACTAGGACAAGCCATGCTAGAGACAATAGAGTTACTACAAAAGAGATATGAGAATAGAGGGGACACTTCATTTTACATTGGAATACCTAAATTTGATGAAGCTACCGCAGGGTTACACCAAGAGGAATTAACCACTATAGGGGCAAGACCAGGGGTAGGAAAAACAATCCTAGGTATGCAAATAGCTCAGAACATAGCAAAGAAGAAAAGAAAGGTTATGTACACATCACTAGAGATGTCAGTAACTCAATTATGCGAAAGGATTATTTCATCTAGTGCGAAGGTAAATTTATCAAAACTCAGGACAGGCAATATTGAGAGTGATAAAGAATGGACCAATGTCTACAATACAGCAAATGAAAATTCAATAGATAATTTTTTACTAGATAAAACTAGCAGGACCATTCAGCACATAAGAACTAAATTAAGAAAACATAAACCTGATTTGGTGGTTATAGACTATCTTCAACTCTTAAGATCATCAGAAAAGCATTACAGCAGAGAACAAGAGGTTGCAACTATAACAAGAGATTTAAAGCTTATGACATTAGAGTTTAAGATACCTATAGTAATTTTATCTCAGTTAAATAGAAATGCAGAAGGTAATAGACCATCTATGGCAGATTTAAGAGAATCAGGAGCCATAGAGCAAGACTCAGATAACATCATATTCCTACACGAGCCTAATGGAAAAGACATAGATAACTTAATAAAAAATGGGATATACAGTAACGGATTCTTTAAGGCACTGGAAGATAACAACCGGAAATTAAGCCAACTCATAATTGAAAAGCAAAGGAACGGGCCAGTAGGAACTATAGATGCAATTAAAGCACCTGAGATTATGAAGTTTATAGAAATAGATAAAAGTTAAGAGAAAGGTGATGAGTGAGATGAGGAAAAATAACGAGGTTAAAAATTATCTCTATTTAAAAGCATGGGATAGAGTTTTAAAAGAATATACACAAAATCCAGATATGGTAAATAGAAGAAAGTGTATTCAAAAACTTGTATTTTATGGGGTAAAGTATGTAGTTACAAATTCAGTTAGAGAAGATACAACAAGAGAACAGGCTGAATTAGATTTTCAACTTATCAGTATTATTAAATCATTAGTTGGGTTACTAGAACCTAGTGAGTTTGTGGAAATGTTCCCTATAACTAAAGATTATGATGGTGATAAATATCAGACTAAAGATTACTTCTATACAAGGGATTACATTAATACATTAGACCCTAATGTGCCTATAGGAGAAAAAGAAGATCCTTTAATGTTTTTATGGGAGTATACAAATAAAGATATTGAAAATTTTAATATAAAATCTATGTTAGCTTTAAGTAAGTTAAGGCAGTTTGATGGTTACCCTTCAATAGGGCAGGAATTTGCGGACATTATGGGAATAAAGACACAAGAGTTGCATACAGGATCAAATGGCCAAGAGTTTTTTATTAACGATAAAGGCAAGACAGTAAGAATGACCAAGAGAAGACCAAGATATTTAAAGGTAGTTAAATAGGAAGATGTCTTACAAAAATAATATTAATTCCAATATATTAACTTAATGTTAAGGGGGCTGTAATGATTGAATTAGAAAAGCCTTTAAGTGAATTAAAGCAATTAGAATTGCTAAAAAAGAAAGATGACCCTAAAATTAAAGAAAAATTAATATTACACAACCTTAGATTGGTAAATTGGATTTCTAAGAAATATGCAGTTGATAAGCCAGGGAGGGAGTCAGAAGATCTATTTCAAGAAGGAGTTATAGGATTAATTAATGCTATTGACGATTATGACCCTAAGAAAGGTTCTTTTAGTAATTATGCAGTAATCCATATAAGTGGAAGTATATTAAGGTCTATTACAAATACTGGGCATACAATTAGAATTCCTTCTTATATGGTACAACTAGTTAATCAATACAAGCGGAAGTTTAGTGAATTAGAAAAAGAATTGGGTAGAGAGCCAACTCCTGAGGAAATGGCTTTAGAAATGGATTTAGCTTATAACAAGGTAATCGAAATAATTAACTTAATTGATGATCCTATATCTTTAAATACGATTCTAAGAGGTGAAGAAAATGACATGACCTTAGAAGATACTATTTCTGATGATGGTCCTTTAATAGAAGAGTTCATAGAAAGTAAAGTTTTTATAGAGCAATTCAAAGAAGAATTTAAAGACAAAATACCAGAATTAGAATTTGAAAGTATAAGGCTATTTTATGGCCTAGATTGCCCTGAACATACTCTTAAAGAAATAGGAGAAAAGTATAATAAAAGTATTGAGCGAGTAAGGGAGGCTAGAAATAAAGGGTTAAGAGTAGTAAGGCAAAGTAATTTTATAAGAGAATTAGATAATAGGACAACTTGGATTAGAAGTATTGATTATAGTGAACCTAGAGTTACAGGTGGATTAAGAACTTCACCAGTAGAGCGCATAGTCCTAGAAAGAGAAGAACTATTTAATAAGATTAAAAGACAAAATTAAAGGAGAAGATTAAATGATTAGTGTAGATATCAAAGCTAGAATAAAAGAAATAAGTTTTTCAGGTGATAAATCTTGTTTATTTGTAGTAGAAACAGAAGGAAAAAATGAGTTAGTATGCACCATTACAAAGAAAAATATAGAATTGGCTGATTTAGTAAAAGAAAACCAAGAGATTGAATTGAAGGGAAATATAGCAGCTTATAGGAGGGTTAAAAACGAAAGGGAATATATAAGCAATACCTTATATGTTGACAGCATAACTCATGTAGAACAAGAGCAAATGACTAATTAATTAAAAAATGGAGAGTGAATAAAAAAGATGAAAGAATTATTAGCAATAGAACGGGAATTACAAGAGATACAAGAAGAAGGTGACAAAAGAGTATCAGAGTATCAAGCAGAGATTAATACAGCTATAGAAAATGAGAAAAAAGCAAATAAGGCAGTTATTGAAGCTAAACAAGGTGATGATCCAGAAGCTTATGCTAAAGCTATTGAGGAAAAACGAATGGCTATTAATATAGCACAATACTTTGAAGGTAAGATTGAAAAAATAAAGGACGAGCCGTTTATAACTGAAACTGAATATAGAGATTACACCAAGAGAATTAAGGCAGAAATGGACGCTATAAACAATGAGGGTAAGGCTAAGGTCAGTAAGTTGTTTAAAGAACTGGAAGCCATAAAAGAAGAAGTAGCCCCAGCATATGCTAAAGCCAATAACCTATTAAGGGAACTACAAAATAATATCTATAAGTTTACTTATGAAAAACAAATGGCAGAAGCAAAAGAAAAGGGTACCCCAATAAATACCGACAGGCTACACAACGAATACAAAGATTATAGCTTAATTAGAGGGATAGATAATATCCTAAATAGCCAAGCAGCAGAAACAATTAAAGAAGGGGGAGCAAGTAATGAATAATTGGAACTATGAAGAATTAGGATTTAGAAGTCAAAAGGAAATGGAAGAGAGTATTGAGAGAGTAAAGGCAGCAAAGGCCAACCCTAAGAATGATTTGGAACTAAGGGCAGAGAATAGAGCAAAGTTTGAATCAACAAGTGAAAATGGCGGTATAGACTTTAAGGGGCTAGAAGAAGGGGCCAGGCTATCAGAACTTGATAGGGTAGTAGCTAGTAAATTGTATTGGGAGAAGAAAGAAGCCAAGAGGAAAGCAGAGCAAGAAGAAATAAGTAAATTAATGGGAGCAGTAGCTGATAATAATGAAGCGGAGAAGGAAGCAGAAGCACAAAGAGAATTTAAAAAGCAGAAAGCTAAAGCAGAAGAAAAACTACAAAAGGAAATCTACTCAAAACACAATGTAAAGACTGACAAAGAAATAGAGGAAGAAGAAGCATACAAAGGAATGTTAAAGGGTTTGAATATATAAAAATTAGTTACTTAAAGGGGGTGATTCTATGAGGGAGCTTTAAAAGATTCATTTAAAAAATATATTGAAAGGAGATGAAAAAATTGGCTACAGAACTAGGAAAAGCATATGTACAGATAATGCCATCGGCTAAAGGAATAAGTGGGAGCATATCAAAAGCATTAGGCGGTGAAGCTACATCAGCGGGTAAGTCTGCAGGTAGCAGTATCATGGGCGGAATAAAAGGAGCCATTGTTAAAGCAGGTATTGGAGTAGCAATTGCAAAGACTATAACCGATTCAATCAAAGCAGGTGGAGCCTTAGAACAATCTATAGGCGGTATTGAAACTCTATTTAAGGATCAAGCAGAAACAGTTAGGAAAAACGCAAGTGAAGCCTATAAGACAGCAGGGGTATCGGCTAATGAGTACATGGAGAATGTAACATCATTTTCAGCATCATTACTACAATCTATGGGTGGCGATACAAAAGAAGCTGCTAAAGTGGCCCATATGGCAATGGTTGATATGTCAGATAATGCCAACAAGATGGGAACTGATATGAGAGATATACAAAATGCATATCAAGGATTCGCAAAAGGCAATTATACAATGTTGGACAACCTTAAACTTGGCTATGGTGGAACTAAAACAGAAATGGAACGACTACTAGCAGATGCAACAAAATTGACAGGCATTGAGTATAACATTGATAATTTAGCTGATGTATATGAAGCGGTAAACGCTATTCAAAAAGAAATAGGAATAACAGGTACAACAGCTTTAGAAGCGGAACAAACTATAAGTGGTTCGTTTAGTGCTATGGCAGCCGCCTTTAAGAACACATTAGGTAGTTTAGCTATTGGTGAAGGATTAAAAGATTCAATGAAGGGTTTAGCAGAAACAACATCAACCTTTTTATTCGATAACTTACTACCAATGTTAGGTAATATAATTTCTGCATTACCTGGGGCTATTATAACCTTTATTCAAGCAGCGGGGCCAGCATTTATGGAAAGTGGAGGAGAACTCATTTCATCTATAGCTAATGGAATTGTAACGGGGGTACCTTTATTCTTTGAGACCATGGCAGAATTTATGGGGAATGTAGTTACCTGGATAAAGGAACAATTACCTACTATTTTAAAAGAAGGGGTAGCCTTTATCTCTAATTTTGCAAATGGGATAATGGAAGGCAGGCCTGGTGTAATAGAAAGCATAGGGGACATTATAAGTAATCTTATGGTGGCCATATGGGAAGCGGTGCCTGTAATATTAGAGTCAGGAATCCAGTTAATTGCTAACCTAGCTAAAGGTATTTGGGACAATCTACCTGCAGTAATTGAATCAATAAAAAATGTACTCGCTTCATTAATCAATACGATCATTGAACATTATCCAGAGTATTTGGAAAAAGGTATCGAAATAATTACCAATGTAGCTAAGGGGATATGGGATAATTTACCTCATATAGTATCTACTTTAGGTGATTTAATAAACAAATTAATAGGGAAGATAGTAGAGAATTTACCTAAATTCCTAGACAAAGGCTTTGAATTAATAGTTAAAATGGCAAGTGGAATAGTAAAAGCAATCCCAGATATAGTTGCTAAGGCACCAGAAGTTGTTAGTGCTCTGGTGAAAGCTTTTGGCAGTTTAATAGGTGAGTTTGTAGGTATAGGTGCTGATATTGTAAAAGGACTATGGGAAGGTATCAAATCAGTTAAAAATTGGATACTGGATAAAATTAGTGGTTTTGTTGGTGATATTACATCAGGGATAAAAGATTTCTTTGGTATCAAATCACCTTCTAAGGTCATGGCTGATGAAGTGGGTAAATGGTTACCTATGGGATTAGCGGTAGGTATTGAAGATAATATAAAACTAGTATCAAAAGCAATGGAGCTATTAGGTGAGGAAGCTAGCTTTAGCAGTAATTTGTCATACAGTCTACCCCGAGGGGCTTTTAATGTTGCAAGCAATCAAAGCGATAATGTAAGTCCTGATTCTGATAAAGATATAAACTTACATCTTACAGTGCAATATGGAGAAGATACTATAACTCAAAAGGTCATTAATGGCATCAATCGCCAAAGCCGAATAAATGGAAATAATGTAATAAAAGTATAGGGACAGCAAATGATATGAGTATAGAATTAAACAATAAGTTTAACTCTACCAGTAGAGGAAGAGGAACAACCACTTGGTAGATAGGAGCGATTAAAATCCCTTGTAAGCATATAGGGGGCATTACCCCCTCCCTCTATGTGTAAGCGACCTTCATGCCGTCTACTGTGCATATAATCTCGTGTCCTTATGTCTGTTATGCCTATTAGGCAATAATATTAACTTAAATACTACCAAAAGAGGGTGATTAGATGATAAAGACCTGTCAAATATGTCATAAGGAATTTGAAACAACATATCCCAATAAAAAATATTGTAGTAAAGAATGTAACAGAGAAGCAATCAGAGAAGCTGATAGATTGAGAAAACGCAAGGAAAGGGAAATCATAAAGAAGAAACGGACAGCCGAAGAAGTGGAACGTAGAAGGCAAAAGAAGGCAGAGATTGACAAAAGGACAGAGGAAATAGCAAGAGAGAAAAAAGCAGACTTAGAAAAGAGATTAAAAAAAAGAGATCCAAAGGCAATAATGGAGATTACTAACCACTTTGACATTGAATACTGGGAAGCATACAAAGAAGATTTTATGCAAGATCACTTTAATAAGAACTATATCCAATATGTAAATGATATTAGCGTATATGATGATGATTTCCCCAATAAAGTGATTGATAGTATTAAAGAAAAAGGAAGTATATGCAGTAGATTAGTCAGAAATAAAAGCAGCAGGGAAACAACAAGTAACAGAATTAACAATTAGAAGAGCTATCAATTCAGGAGCATTAAAAGCATTTAAGGTTGGCAGGAGTGGAGAATTGAGAGAAAAGAAGTTTTAAAATGGTTAAAAGAAGAATAAAAAAGGAAGGTGAAATATGACTAAATTATTTACTCAACAAGACCTAGCTAGCAGGTGGCAAGTAGATATTTCTACTATAACTAATTGGCGGAAAGAGGGGATAATAACTCCTGCTAAGGGGATACCAGCAATACGGTTTACTGAACAGCACATATTGGAATTAGAAGGTGTGAAGTTGGAAAAAGTATCCCCACTTATGTATAGGAAATTAGAAAGAGAATTGGAGACGATAAAAGAAGAAAACAGCAAATTAAAGGTAATATTGACTAATATCTTAGCGGAAAGTAGTAAGGTAGTAAGTTTAGTAACAGAAAAATAAAAAGGTACCCATCTAAGCGACCAAACTTATGACATGGATACCTGGAACTAATACCTTGAAGGTAATAGTCTATTATATAGATTGTATCACCTTTGAGGTTAAAAATCAAAGGAGGATTATATAGTGGAAGAGTGCATAAAGTTATTAAATGGTTTATCCGAAGAAGAATTGGAGAATTTATTACAAATTATAAAAGAAATTAGAAACAATTATTCGTTAGAAGAAATAAATAAAATGGCTAGTTAAGGGGGATATATTAAAATGGAAAAGGAATTTACTAAAGAAAGAAATGCAATAAATAGCGTTATAACACCTATATTAAGAGAGGAATTTGGGATGTGGTTGAATTTCATTCAAATGGATACAGTAATACAATTGATAGAATATTACAATGGCAAAAATAAGAATGATCCTTCACTTGCTTATATATTTGAAGAGATAGAAAACAATCAGAAAAACAAGAAGACAAAGAAAAAACAGAATAAAAATGATAAAGCAATGACTAAATTAGAAAGTGAAAATATTAGTCTAAAACAAGAAAATAAAGAATTAAAATCGTTAATGAAGGATATAGGAAATTTTCTTTCGAATAAAGAAGAAAATCAACAATTAAAGACTAGTTAAATCCGGTCTTTTCTTATACTTAGAAAGGGGGTGGTTATATGAGGATGCTATAATACTACCATTCTTTTAACTAAAAGAAATGTTGGATTTTGCTAGAGCACCTAAAAGGAAAAATACAATGAGGAAGAGGGGATAATATGGATAAGCTTCTAACCAAAAAAAAGACCTTGCGGAAAGATGGCAAGTGTCCATTACTACTATAAATAGGTGGGTGGATGATAAGGTTATAACACCTGTAAAAGGTATTCCTTCAATCCGCTTCAATCCATATCATATATTAGAATTAGAGGGTGTTAAGATAGATAGATTATCACCTTTAGAGAGAAAGAAACTAGAGAAAGAAATACAAGAGTTAAAAGATAGAATAACAGAATTAGAGAAAGAAAATACAGAAATGCAAGAGTATATAAGACATGTATTCACTGGGGCGTCGAGATTTATAGGGATAAAATGATAAGCTAATATTTAACTAGATGATTTTCTTAAATCAGGAGAAATAAAAGCGTAGATGAGATATCCAATCTATAGGGATGAAAACTTAAGGGTTTATGGATATCTCATCTACATACTAAAGATTAAAAGATATTGTGTATAATGTTTTGAGATTCATTTAACATCATAAGTGATAAAGGAGGGAAAAATGGACGCTTATACAATTATAATAAAAGTAATTAAAAGGCTGATTGAAAAAGATAAGAAACGTTAAAGTCAATATTAAAAGATCAAAAATCCACGATGGTAAAAGATATAGCGGAGAGAATTAAAGGTAATTAATCAAGCTATCAATATTAATAGAAAAAGATTTAAAGATGGTTTAGATATTATCGATTTGAAGTCAGTCAATTTTATTGACCGAGATTTATTAAATAACCTCAACTTTAGCAATAGTTCGATAGCAAACTCTAAGAATATTTATGTCCTATCCGAAAGAGGGTATTCAAAATTATTAAAAATCCTAGAAGATGATTTTGCATGGGAACAATACGAAAAATTAGTAGATGGTTATTTTAATATGAGACAAGCTATAGAAATAATAAAAGAAAGAAGGCAAGAGGAAAATTTGAAGACTTTAGATGAGTTTGGAAGAATGAAGGAAGATAAAACTATTATATAA